TCAGTTGCCCAGTCTTTAGCATTACCAGCACCTGAGGCTTGGCTTACGCCTGTACCGCCTGTTGCCCATGCTTTAGATGAATAACCTTCACCTGTAACCGCTTCTCCATTAATCTTTTGCGCCCATGCTTCTGCTTCATCTTCAGAACCTTGTGCATCTGTAGCTGAACTTGCAGCCGCTGTAGCCGAGTTACCAGCATTTGTAGCTTGAGTGCTTGCTGTTGAAGCACTAGTTGCCGCATTGTTAGCTTGAGTAGTAGCTGTTGAGGCTGAACTAGATGCCGATGTTGCACTGTTACCTGCATTAGTTTCTGAAGTTGCTGCATTAGTTTCAGAAGTAGCTGCAGCTGTAGCCGAGTTAGCCGAAGCTGTAGCACTGCTAGCACTAGCTGTTGCACTATTTGCCGCCGCTGAAGCTGAAGTTGTTGCGCTGTTAGCAGAACCAGTTGCTGATGTAGCACTTGATGCTGCTGAAGTTGCAGAGTTAGCCGCTGCAGTTTGTGAAGCCGCCGCGTTAGTTGCTGAAGTACTTGCTTCTGCCGCTTTAGTTGTTGCCGTTGCCGCATCAGCCGCTGTAGTCGAAGCTGAATTAGCCGCCGCTGTTGCACTGTTTGCACTAGCAGTAGCTGAGTTTGCACTTGCTGTAGCACTAGTTGCCGCATTAGTTTCTGAAGTACTAGCGTTAGTTGCACTAGTGGCTGCCGCTGTTTCTGATGCTTTAGCATTAGTTGCCGCTGTTTCAGCTGCTAGAACGTCTGCGCCTACAATATCAGGAATACCATCAATTAGTGTATCTGTAAATAAGCCACCGTTGGCAGCATTATCGGTTGCACCCGTAAATTGTCCGGGCCTTGCTGGTGTTGTCATTATATTAAGCCTCGCCCGTTAAAGTTAATTTGTAGGTTTCCACCTGATGCATTACGTTTAGCATCTTCATCGTTAAGTTCTGCAATTTCGTTTTTAAACATTGCTAAATATTTTGCAGCTTGATCATCATCTTGCACATATGCAAAAACTTCTGCTAGCGCTCCAAATAAAAGAACACGTTGGTTTTCATCTCGAAGCCAGTTAGGTGTTGCAATACCAATATAATAAGTAGCAGTTACAGTACCAGCCGGATTTGCAGCTTGCGCAGCGCTTTGAGTAGCGTAGGCTGTTGTACCTGTATTACTATTAAAATATAATTGTTTAGAATTAGCTACACCAGATCCTGCGCCAGTTGTTGTAAGAAAGCCGGCATTATAGTTAAGCACTGTTACGGAGTAAACAGCGTTAAGTGCTGGTAGTCTACGGTAATAATAAAGTTCCATACTATTAGCATCTGATCCTTGATTTGAAAAACCAAAGCCAGGTGTAAGGTATACTACATTTCTTTCTCGCGTCCAGTAATTATTTGTTGAGTATTTTTCTGCTGATGGATCGTTAAAGGTACGTACATCTAGCTTTTCATTAAATACTCTAATAGCTGCACCGGAAGTGTCTACCTCTTTAATTTGAATAAATTCAACCAAATCGTAAGGTAATTGTATTTCTGTTTTACTTGGGTTAACACCTGATGTTGCTGTTGTTGCCGACTCAAGTAATGTTTTTTCGTATACTGCTACGTTTTCTAGCGGAGGTACGCGTAGTGAGCGATATGCTTTATCTGCAGCATACTTAAGTCCATCCTTAATAATCGCATCACTAACAACCTCTTCATCCCTGTTAGACCAGGTACGAACAAGCGCCACTAATTCATTATAGGTTATTGCCATATCAGGTCTCCTAATTAAGTATTTACCAAGAGATCTCTGTATTCAGTTTGCAAAATAGTTCTCAACCGTTTCATATTATTTGGATCATTCATAAACCCAGGGTCATGTAAATCTAAATGATGTTCTTGCAAAATCTTAATTGCAACAATATCGGGAATAGTTGCCATCTTACGATAGCCACCTTTTTTGTGACCGAAATATTCCTGACGGTCGCGATCCATTTTAGCTTGTTCTTTATATTGAGTAATATCTTGTGTTGCTTGCCAATCACCTGAACTCAGGTCAAAGCCAGCATGAATACCTTCGTCTGCTTTTACTGTAGCACTACGAAATTTAAAATCTGTCTCTTTGCTCATGTCCTCAAAACTCCTTTATGGCGATTGTGTATACGGTGCAAAGCGTCCTGCTTTGATATAACCTAAGCGTGCGCCAGTAGACCCGACAGCAGTTGGTGCCGAACCGACAGCGACTGAACCCGCATTAGGTGTAAAGTGAGTAATCTTATTAGTGGCTTCATCTACGCGCCACACACATCTATCAGCTGGGTAAGTATTCCCATTAGCAAGTTGAATAACTAGCATTTACTTATCTCCTGTTTATTTATTTTTTCATTGGGTTATTCATAGCCGGACCACATCCTGCTACTTTACCACCCTTGTTGTAATAGCCAGCTACGTTGCCGCCCATTGCCTTATACTCAATATCTTTTCCGGTTTTATCAGCATACTTTTTAGCAGCTTCCATTCCGTACTTATTATATTTAAATTCTTTATCACCAACCTTTGGCATATAAACCTCCTATAAAAAGAAAGGGGAAGCCCGAAGACCTCCCCTAACAAATAGTCTAGTTAAGACCGTAGATAGCACCACAACCCAGTGGGTTACGTACTTCCAAGGTGCACTCTTCAACCATCATTCCTTTGGTTGAGTCACCCTGTTGGCCTACATCTACTTCCTGCATAGGACGCAGAGTTGCTACAGCAAACCACATTGGATCATAGATCAATGCAGCAAAGTCAGCAACATCAGGAATACCGGCACCAGAGAAGGCAGTACCATTATCACCTTTAAGTGCGACAGCGTTTGACAGACCCATTACGTAGTTAGGAACTACCATAAGATCACCAAAGTCTGACATGTACACATCAACAGACTGACGGAGTTGACCACCAGCATCAATGTTACGTACAACACCAGTATCTGAAACCATTAGGTCTGAGAAGTCACGGCGCAGTTTTGGTGAAAGCATAACTTTAGTAGCTTTACCGCCTTGCTCGTAGATTTTTTGCATAACAGCGTCGATGTCTGTTAGTGCAAGAGTTCCACGTGCTGGTGCAGTAGTGCCGCCGTTGATTGAACCGCGAACAGTTGCAGTACCATCAGCATCAGTACCAGCATTAGAGGAAGAAGCTGAAGGTGCTTCAAACTCGCCTACATAGTTACAAGTAGTTGCTGAGTTGATGAATGACTGGTAACCACCAGCTGAACGAGCATTAGCGTTCTGTACGCCAGTGGCATTAGAAACGTTATATGAGTGAATCATATCAAATTCAACATCACGGCGTAGTTCTGTACCGCGCTTCTTTAGCTGGTATGCGTATTCGTCAGCAACACCTGCCTGATCTACTGCACGGCGTGTACCTGATACGGCAATTGTTTTACCGTTAATCTGAGTGTAGTTACCCAAACGTGTACGGTATGGACCAGATACTGCGAACTTATTGCCAGTTGCTGGAGTTGCGCCGGTACCACCAGAACCATCAGCAGTTGGTGCGATAAAGTCTGTACCTTCACCAATGCGTGAATTACCTGGAGCTTCGAGCTGATCTGTCTGCCACTCATGGTAGATTGCTGTTGCTTTAGCTTTGCCGATAGACGACATAAAAGGAGTTTCATCACGAGTGATCATTGTGATGAAGTTTGCAAGATCCTCACGCTGTGAGACATCTTTGCCAGTTCCGCGTGCTGGTCCCTGTGGACCTCCGGTGCCGCGAACACCAAGATTATTAGCCATTGATTATACCCTCCTAGGTATTACATGTTTAAGGAGCGTTCGGCAAGAGTTCTAAGAAAGTCCTGTTGTTCTTCAGCAGATGCGTTGCCGCTTAATGCACGCTTACGTTTTTGTTCTGCTGCGTCTTGCTTTTGCTTAGATACTGTTTTAGCTTTTCTAAGCGGAGCTTTCTTTGTTGGAGTTGATTTACGTTTAACCGCACCTTTAGATACACCTTGCTTAAGGCGTCTAAAATCATCAACAAACTTAACGATAGCTGGGTCAGCAATTGAATCCAAAATTTCTGGAGCAATGCCTTCCTCAATAGCAAATTCCCGAATGGCAATTGCTGTATCCTCATTAAAGTCTGGTATTAGCGTAGGAATAGTTTCATTAAAATATTCTAGTTGCTCATTCCATTCTTTTTCATTACTAGTTGCCTCTTGTGCAGAAACAGCTTTTACAAGTTGTTCCCGCTGGTTGCGAGCTTCCCAGTAATTCTTTTGGACTTGTTCTCGTTTATCTTTTAGTTCATTGACTTCATATGTATCACCATCTTTTCGGGCTTTATCAATTGCGCCTTCAAGATCATGATACTCTGCAGCTAACTCTTGTTCGTTAGAGTACAGTACAGCAGCTGATGCTTTGGACATTGTTTCCAACTCATTAACTTTTTCTTGATACTCATCTTCCAACTCTTTTCTTGCGTCACCGAGTTCTCGACCCTTTTTAGAAAGATGTTGTTCAGTAGAGTAACCTTTAATAAGATCACCAAAAGAAACTTCAGCAAATTCGCCATCAACTTTGATAACTACCTTAGCTTCTAAATCAAGGTCTTCCGTAGCATATACATCAGATTCATCGGTAGCGGACTCTTCGTCGGCATCTTCTTCTTCTGTATTTTCTTCTTCTTCCTCGACATCTTCTTCTTCATCTTCGCTAACGGCTTCCTCAGATGTTTCTGGGTCTTCTTCATCTGATTCGTCCGGATCTAACTCAGGTACCTGCTCCTCGGGTAGAGATCCAACAAACTCGGAGTTTGCTATGATGTCAGCCAGCAGGGCATCTTCAGTTTGATCATTATTAACCTCTGCTACAGAGTCATCCTGTGGTGGGGTAGAGTCTATTTCTGCTTTGGTATTTTCTTCCATTATTTAGCCTCCTTTTTTATAGGGGCCTTTTCGGAATTCTTAATCCTTGTGTATCGCTCAACAAGCGCATGAAGGTTTAGTAGCTTATCTGCATTCAGTTTAGCTTTACCTGCACTACGCATGGAGTCATATTCCAAGGTGTTAATCATTTCATTGTAATTTAAAATTAGAGCATCGATGTCAATCGGTCTCATCCGTATCCTCCTGTAGGTGTGGGATATTTTTCCCATACATCTCGAAGCTTATCATTTTCTCTTTGACACTACCAAGTGCCATAGCAGAAGAGTAGAGGAACTCTCGAGATTTAGTTTCATGCGGCTCCGTCTTGAGCCACTCTAGAAAGAAGTCAACTAAGACTTCACCATATACTTCATCAAAAAATTCAGTCCGTTCTTTGGCGGCGAAGTGCCCTTGTACGTGAGCACGACGCGCCATTTCTTCCGGATGTATTTTATGATTACCGTATGATTTATTATTACTCAGCCTCTTCTCGGCTGTCTCACGGTATTTATCCATAGTCTTTAAGCAATCAAAGTGTTATAAACAACTTCATTAACCTGCGCTGCAGTGCCATGAGCTGTTGTTAGGCTTACTAATGTTTGTGCACCATTATTAAGACCTGTTACAATTTTATAAGACTTAGCTGCACATTGAACGCCTGATTGAACTACGGTTCCAGCGGTAGCTACATTAAATGTAATTGCAGCATCGCTATCATTTGTTACGATAATTTTACCAGCGCCAGCGCCGGCTGCAGTTGTTACCGTTCCAGATTGAGCACCACCTGCTCCTGATTTATTGATTGTTACTGTTGCCATTAGGGCCTCCTGAGTTTGTTAAAAGGCTTCTCGCCATTGCTATAATATCGGTATATTCTGGATGTGCAGGTATTTCAGCACCCTCTTTAGTTGCTTTAATTGCAATATCTGCCCATTCTTGAAAGTGCTTATCAATTGCAACAGCCAGCTGTTTTGCATTATCATCAAAGGTATTCTTTGTTTGAGCTGCTGTATATTTTACATTAGCTTCTGATAGTGCAATATCGGCTTCTGCTTTACGTTGCTCAGCTTGTTGCTTTGCTTGTACTGCTTGCGATTGCTGTTGAATTGCTTGGCCAGCCTTTTCTTTAAACTGATCGGTAGTATAATCTTCAAGGAAATCATTACTATCCAGATCCATAGCTTCAATAAGCTTAGTAGCTAACACTGCAGGTGCTGATGGTTTTACAACCATACCTGCACCTTGCTGATTAAGTGCAGGTAAAATTTCCGCGCCTACTTTAGATAGCTTTGCAATTTTTGAGCTATTAGAGTTTTCCCCAATATCTAAGAAAACTTCTACTTCCATTCTTGAAGGTAGTGCATCAATATTAACAGTTTCAATAAGACCGTTCATATTATAAGGTATGTTACCCTTCATTGAAGTTTTAATTGTATGGTACACACCTTCAATCAATCGTTTAAATCCGGTTTCAGCAAAGCGTCTTGCAATATGCTGAATTCGTTTTTGTGCTGCTGATTGAACAGCGCTAAGCTTTTGTTCAGAGTTTCCTGATACATATAGTGTATCATTAAGTCCTTGCGCCGCCTTAGACATGCCTGTAGCTTGTTCTTTAATAAGCTGCAAGTGCTCAAGCAAAGGTACTGTACCTGTAGAAATAGATTCAGGAGGTAGCTGTTGTACTGCACCAACTGGACTACCGTTAGTTGGAATAATCTGCTTTGGCTTCATGTTTTGAAGTGCAGAAAAATCTACCACGTTTGGATCAGCCAGCTTGGGTGAGTAGTTAGTCAAATATGTATTCTCTACAAAACCTCTAAGGATAGCAGTTGATGCTAGCGTAGAGCTACGTGTAAAGTCTGCCATTGACAAACCAAAGTATTCATGTGGAATATCAATTGGGACAATATCTGCTAGCGGTACCATATCACAATCTTCTTCATAAAGAATATGAGTACCTGTAATAATAATATGCTTTAGCTCAGCAATACCATCACCATCTCGGTCTACTCTAATCCAGCATTCAGTAACCGTAACTTCACGGTTTGCTTCTAACGGTGTTTCGCTTACAGAGTGTGAACCTTGATAATATTCTTGTCCTGTTATTTCTTTACGGGCTGCTACATCCTGTGCATAATCCAAAGAGCCTGTCCATGCCGCGGCATCGGATAGCGCATCCCAATCTTCAACAGCATCTGCCATTTCCGGATAATACTTACGAATTTCAGAACGAGTCATATTGTTTTGAATACCAACAAAAGAAGAGTCTTCAATTGTAGTAGCGTCTCTTGAAATACGGAAGTTTTCCGGCGGAACTAATTCAAGTTTAATTTTAGATTTATTAATTTCTTGACGAACCCGCACATTAACATATACCAGTTCAACTTCAGGTCCTAAATTATCTGACGGTGACATTGCACGATTTTCAAATTCGAGGTCACCAACAATTTCTAAGCTATCATCAGAAAGGATTTCATCAAGCTTAGTCTGACTAATCTCTTCATATTCTTGAAATATATAATCGTAGTCTTCAATATAACCCCAGCGAATTACTGCATTCTTCCATAGAAGTGCAGACTTCATCCATTGCTCAAGTATTTCCCAACCATTGTTTTGTTTAAATAGGGTATAATTAATAAGCATCGCGGCATCTTTAGCGCCTTGAAAAGCACCAGGCGTATCGTTCCATGGTAGGAATCGGGCAATGCGCTGATTGCTTAAGAACAAATCACACAAAACGGCTGTGTACGCTTCAACCACTTCTGTCGTGGAGGTATCAACAATAGTCGATACACCTTGTGGTGATAGGTGCGCAACAGGTAATCCTGCATATTCATATGTAGCTTTAAGCCTTTCGCGTGCTAGGTCTGATGAGTTAAGCCAATCACCTGTAGAATTTTGTACGCCATTTTCAACTAAATTAATTAGCTGCTCATCTGTAACCGCTTCTTTATAACCGTAGGCTGACATTAATACTTACCTCCGGTATTAGAATAAATTTGTTTTGATTTTTCTAAATCTTTAACTGTATACTTGCCTGGCTTCGAAAGTTCTTTCTGCGGTTTCTTTGCAGGTTTTAACTTTTGATCGGCTTGAATAAATCTAGACATGTACCGCTCCTGGGTTTATCTATCTGTGTCTTTTAATTTTGCTTGCAATCTTTTTAGGTTGCTTGCTATGTTGTTTTCCCGCTCTAATACTTTTTCTCTTAGCCCGAGTAGTAGCGGCGTGTTCAGCTGGCGAGAGACGTCCCACAGCTGAAGCCGGCATATAACGCTCTCCAGTTGCCAGCGGACCTTGCGTTGAAGGTTTACCACTTCGAGTCCGCCACTTCTGAGA